AACGCCCAGACGGTGAAGATCGCCCGCGGCAACCTGTCGGCCCTATGCCGGGCCGTCGGGGTGATGCAGCCCCGCGACTCGGTGGAACTCCACAACATCCCCCTGGTGGTCACCGTGAAGCTGAAGAAGCGCGAGGACACCGGCGAGCTGACCAACGAGGTCCGCGGGTACGCGAAGAAGGACACGGCCGCCGGCAAGCCGCAGCAGGCCGCGCCGATGGACAACGCGCCGCCGTGGAGGAGGTAACCCATGAAGGATGTGCGCAGGTGCGTGGTTTGCGAGGAACGTCTCATCGACGGCGTGAAGCACGAATGCCCCCAGTCTGTGCTCGCGATCTATGAGGAGGCCGAACGGCTGGCCGATCTGGCGGAGGACCCGGATGAGCCGGGGCTGGACCCGATTCCGCCGGAAAAGCTGGAGCAGTTCCGCAAGTATGGCCTGATTCTGGAGTTCGCCACATGAGAGTGCTCACGCTGCCGTATCCGCCGAGCATCAACCACTACTGGCGTCACGTCGGTCCGCGGACCCTGATCAGCCGGGAGGGGCGGACGTTCCGGGCGAACGTCTGCGCCCTCCTGGCCGGGGGCGGGCCGAGGAAACCTCCGGCCGGCGGGCGGATCGCCCTGGCGATGGACGCCTTCCCGCCGGACCGCCGGCGTCGTGATCTGGACAACCTGCAGAAGCCGACCCTCGACGCCCTGCAGCACGCGGGCGTGTACGAGGACGATTCGCAGATCGACCTACTCACGACGCAGCGGCGGCCAGCCGCGCCGGGAGGTCGGCTGGAGATTCGAATCGACGACTACCCGCCCCGGCGCTGCCCGCTGTGCGGGGGAGTCTGGACGCACAACTGAACGCTCGCATGAGAAGACGGGAGAGTCAACCATGGAGATCCGAACCCTTTCGCTCGACGACATTCGCATCGACGGCGGCACGCAACCGCGAGTGGCCATCGACGAGGCAACCGTCGTCGAATACGCCGAGGCCCTGCATGAGGGCGTGAGCCTGCCGCCCGTGACCGTCTTTCACGACGGAGCGGCATGGTGGCTGGCCGACGGCTTTCACCGTTACCATGCCCACCGGCGGGCCAAGCTGGACCACATCGCCGTGGAGGTCCACGACGGCACCCTCCGCGAGGCCGTCCTCTATTCCGTCGGGGCCAACACCGAACATGGCCTGCGGCGCAGCAACGGCGACAAGCGCAAGGCGGCACTGACGCTGCTCAAGGACGACGAATGGTCGTCCTGGTCGGCCCGCGAGATCGCCCGCCGCTGCCACGTCAGCGAGTCGTACATTCGCCAGCTCAAGGCCAGTCATACTGCGCACTGTGCGCAGTATGAATCCAGCGAGCGGACCTTTGTGCACCACAAGACCGGCAAAGCTACCCGGATGCAGACCGCGAGAATCGGCCAGGCCGCCAAGCGCCGCCCGGCCGGCGAGGGGCGCATCGCCAAGGAGGCCTACCGGCCGCGTCAGTTCCACGGTGAGGACGGCCCGGTGCCCATGCGGACCATCTCGCTGCCGCTGAACAACCCCCAGCAGGCCGCCCGGTCGATGGTCGGCCTGTACGGCGAAGATTACATCCGCCGACTCGTTCACGAACTGAACCTGATCCTGAAAGGAGAGCCGAGCAATGACTGACCCGAAGACCGCCGCCGCGATGAGCACGACGGTCATGGACGTGGGCCCCGACCTGGCCGCCCGCTGGCTGGAGGGCAACGTCCGCAACCGCCGCATCGACCAGAAGCACGTCGACTGCCTGGCCCAGGAGATGAAGGCCGGCCGCTGGAAGGCGTCGCACCAGGGCATCGCCTTCGACACCAGCGGCACCCTCGTCGACGGCCAGCACCGGCTGTGGGCCATTCTCCAGTCGGGCTGCACCATCCGCCTGGCGGTGTCCTTCAATCTGCCGCCGGAGAGCATCGACACTATCGACGGCGGCAAGGCCCGCACCGTGGTGGACCGCCTGGTCCTGGGCGGCACGCTGGGGGCCGAGGGCGTGACCAAGGCCCATGTCGCCACGCTGCGGGAAACGGCCCGCGGCCTGAAGCACCTGCCGAAGATGGCGTATCACCAGGAAGCGGAACTGATGGCCAGGCACCTCGATGCCGTCCGTTTTGCCGCCGCCCACGTGGCCACCCGTGCCCAGGGCGTCGGAGTGGCCTACGTCCGCGCGGTCGTCGCCCGGGCCTGGTACTCGGTGGACCACGAGCAACTGGAGCGGTTCTGCCGGGTGCTCTCCTCGGGCCTGCCCGAGGCCGCCTGCGACGCCGGGATCATCCGCCTCCGCGACCAGCTCATGGCCACCGGCAGCACGCGCAACCGCGGCGTGCAGCGCGAGCTCTATGGCAAGGTCGAGCGGGCCCTACTGACCTGGCTCAAGGGCGAGGTCCGCTCGGCCCTGCGGCCGGTGCTGGAAGAGCACTTCCCGCTGCCGGAGGAACTGAAGAACTGACGTTGTTGCCGGGGCCGCGGCCGGGAGATTGCCGCCCGGCCGCGCCCGGCCCGTTGTCATAAGAGAAGCCACCTGACACCTGACCGGAGAATAACTGAATGGTAGCCCAACCCAGACGCATCTACGTGTCCGGCCCGATGACGGGCCTGCCGGACCACAACTTCCCCGCCTTCCACGCCGCCGCGGCGCGACTGCGCGAGGCGGGTTACGAAGTGATCAACCCCGCCGAGAACTTCGGCGGACGGACGGACCTGCCGCGGGAGACCTACTTGCGAGCCGATGTGATCCTCGTGGCCCAGTGCGAGGCCATCGCCATGCTGCCCAACTGGCAGGAGTCGCGCGGGGCGCGGCTGGAGTACCTGCTGGCCCGCGAACTCAACCTGCCGGTCCTCGACGCGGATACGCTCCAGCCCCTGGAGAACCCGCCTGTGCCGACCGTGGGGCTGCACCAACTGAAGCTCGTGAAAGAGGCCCCCGGCGAAACCGTACTCGACGAAGCCATCCGCATCACCGACGGGGCGCGGCAGAGCGATTACGGTCACCCGCGCGATGACTTCTCCCGGACGGCCCTGATGTGGACGGGCATCCTCGGCGGCAGGCTGCGCGACGGTGCCGAAGTCACGGCGGGCGATGTGCCGCTCTGCATGATCGCGGTCAAGCTGGCCCGCCAGAGTCATCGCCACAAGCGGGACAACCTGGTGGACATCGCGGGCTACTCGCGCACGGCCGCCATGGTCGCGGGGGAGGAATGAGCATGAGAGAGACGCTGCGGACGCAGATCTGGTTGTCATTCATCGCCCTGGTCGGGCTGCTGGCGGCGCCCCTGGTATTGGCGGCTGTGGTGCTCGGCCTGGTCACGGCGCCCCTCGTCCACGCCCTCGAGTGGCTGTTGGAGGATCGCTGATGGCCAAACGCACGGTCAATAACCTCGTGGTCGTCTCGGACCTGCACTGCGGCTGCCGACTGGGTCTGTGCCCCGAAGGCGGCGCGCAGCTCGACGACGGCGGGCACTACTTCCCGTCGTCGCTCCAGATCGCGGTGTGGTCGTGGTGGCGGGAGTTCTGGCGGGAGTGGGTGCCCAAGGCCTGCCACGGCGAGCCGTACGCCGTGCTCGTCCTCGGCGACACGCTCGACGGCGTCCATCACCGGGCCACGACGCAGGTCAGCGCGAACCTGGCCGACCAGGCCGAGATCGCCTACCAGGTGCTCCGGCCGGTGGCGGACTCCTGCCGCGGGCGGCTCTATATGGTCCGCGGCACGGAAGCCCACGTTGGCCCCAGCGGCGTTGAGGAGGAGCGACTGGCCCAGCGTCTCAATGCCGTGCCTGACGAAGACGGGCGGCACGCCCGGTGGGAGGTGTGGATTCGCCTGGGGCGCGGCCTGGTGCATGCTACGCACCACATCGGCACCACAGGGAGTCAGGCCTACGAGTCGACCGCTGTGATGCGCGAGCTGGCCGAGGCCTACGCCGAGGCCGGGCGCTGGCGGCAGCGGCCGCCGGACGTGCTCATTCGCGGCCATCGTCACCGGCACATCGAGATTCGCGTGCCGACGGCCCTCGGATACGGCATTGCCTTCACCAGCCCCGCGTGGCAGCTGAAAACACCTTACACGTTCCGGATTCCCGGTGCCCGGCAGGCCATGCCGCAGATCGGCGGCAGCGTTGTCCGCCAGGGCGACACGGACCTCTACACCCGCCACTGGGTCCGCTCGCCCGAGCGGCCGAAGGAGGTGCGGCTGTGAGCAAGCGTAAGATCACCGAAGCGGACGTGCGACAGGCCTGGGCGGAAGTGCTGGGTCCATCGCAGCCGGTCATTCCGAGGGCCGGATGGACGGTCGCTGAACTGGCGGAGGAGTCGGGCTATTCGGAGCGGACAGTGGCCCGTCGACTTCGGGCGGCCATCAAGGCGGGCAAGGCCCGACAGATCGGCGTGCGGCCCGCGCCGAGTCGTGCGGCGGTGTACGAGATCGCGAAACGGTAACTACGAGGAGAGAACCATGAAGCCCAACGGCCTCACCTTTGACGAGGCGCTTGAACTGATAACAGCCCCCTCACCGCTGATGACCCTGGCGGCAGCCTCCAGCCACCTGTTGTCACGGGGCTATGACTGCCGCCCGGAGATGCTCGAACTGTTGATCCAGAACGGTGTCGTGAAGCCTGCCGGCGAGAACGCCTGGTCGCGGGCCGATGTCGATGCCGCTGCCGAGCACTTCGAGGATTGTGATCTTCTTACGCCCTACGCCGAGATGTGCAAGACGCTCGGCTGCCGCTACGCCGATTTCCTGCGGTCGCTGCGCGAGGCGGCCAAGCGGGAGTCGGCCAAGTACGGGCGTCGGGTGCCGGATGACGACCTGTATTTCGTCATGCACTGCGAGCCTCCGCGTGATGACAGGCCGGCAAGGATTTCCTTCACTTTCTGTGACGACATTCGGCAGCGCGTGGAACGCGGTGAGGCAGTCTGAATGGACCTTCGACCTTATCAACAGGAGGCGGTTGCAGCCGTCTACGACTACCTGCGCCGTCGGGATGACAATCCCTGCATCGTCATCCCGACAGCTGGGGGTAAGACCCCGATCATGGCCACGATCTGCCGCGACGCCGTCGAGCGGTGGGACGGGCGGGTGCTGATCCTCGCTCACGTGAAGGAACTGCTGGAGCAGGCGGTGGACAAACTGCACACGATGGCGCCGGACCTGTGGATGAAGATCGGCGTCTACTCGGCGGGCCTGAAGAGCCGCGACCGGGATCACCCGATCATCGTCGCCGGCATTCAGAGCATCTACCGCCGCGCGGCGGAGCTCGACAGCTTCGACCTCATCCTTCTGGATGAATGTCACATGCTGCCGCCCGAGGGCGAGGGGATGTACCGGACGTTCCTCGCTGAGGCGCGGGCCATCAACCCCAGCGTGCGGCTGGTGGGCCTGACGGCGACGCCGTACCGCATGAGCACGGGCATGATCTGCGGGCCGGAGAACCTGCTTAACGAAGTCTGCTACGAGGTAGGCGTCCGCGAGCTCATCGCCCAAGGGTATCTGTGCCCCCTGCGGTCGAAGGCGGGTCGGCAGAAGGCTGATACGTCGGGCCTCCACCTTCGTGGCGGCGAGTTCATCGCCGGCGAGGTCGAGGCCCTGATGGACACCGGCAACCTGGTCCAGTCGGCCTGCCGCGAGATCGTCGAGTATGCGCGGGACCGTCATGCCGTGCTCATCTTCGCCTCCGGCGTGCAGCACGCCCGGCACGTGCAGAAGGTGCTCGGCCAGCACGGCATCGAGTGCGGGTTCGTCTGCGGCGACACGCTGCCCGTCGAGCGGGCCGAAACCTTGCGGCGCTTCAGGGACGGGGAGTTGAAGTTCCTCGTCAATGTCAACGTGCTCACGACGGGCTTCGACGCCCCGAACATCGACTGCGTGGCCCTTCTGCGGCCGACGGCGTCGGCGGGGCTTTACTACCAGATGGTCGGCCGCGGCTTCCGCCTGCATCCCGGCAAGGCCGACTGCCTGGTGCTCGACTTCGGCGGCAACATCCTGCGGCACGGTCCCGTGGACGATCTGCGCATCAAGGCCCGCGGCGCCGATGATGGCACGCCGCCGGCCAAGGAGTGTCCCAACTGCAACGCGCTCATCCACGCCGCCTACACCACGTGCCCCGAGTGCGGCCACGAGTTCCCGCAGCAGGAGCGCGAGACGCACGACCGGCAGGCGTCGACCGCCGGCATCCTCTCGGGCCAGGTCGAGGACACCGAGTACGAGGTCGAGGATGTGGTCTACAGCGTCCACGTCAAACGGGGCGCTGACGAGGGCCATCCGCGGACCATGCGGGTCGAGTACCAAGTCGGCTGGAACCACTGGCAGAGCGAGTGGGTCTGCCTCGAGCACGCCGGCTACGCCCGCGGCAAGGCCGAGGCCTGGTGGCGCGAGCGATCCAACGAGCCTGTGCCAGATTCAGTGGATGAGGCGGTGGACATCGCCAGCGCGGGCGGCCTGGCACCGACGGTCGGCATCACCGTGCGCCGCGTGGCCGGCGAGAAGTACGACCGCGTCGTGAAGTACCGCCTGGGCCCCAAGCCGGTGCGCGACCCGGAGCCGGAGTACGTGCCGGCCGACGACGACCTGATTCCCTTTTGAGAGGTGACCCATGACCGAAGCCTGCCTTGAGCGGCCGTGCCAGTCCGCCTTCATCGTGGACGAAGAGTTCCACGGGTTGATCCCGCCGTTGACGGATGAAGAGCGCCGAGGGCTGGAAGAGAATCTCCTCACGGATGGCTGCCTCGACCCGCTCATCGTCTGGGCGGAGAGGAAGATCCTGCTCGATGGCCACAACCGCAAGGAGATATGCGACCGTTACGGCATCGACTATGGCGTCCGCGAAATCAGATTGCCGAGCCGGGACGACGCCAAGAAATGGATCATCGCCCATCAGTTCGGCCGCCGGAACCTGACGCCGTACCAGCGGGCGGAGTTGGCCCTGGCCCTGAAGCCGCTGATCGCAGCAGCAGCGAAAGAGCGACAGGGACGACGCACCGACCTGGAGTCGGACTTTGGTCAGGAACCTGACGGAAGTGACACGAAGCGCACCCTCGCCGGCATCGCCGGGGTATCGCACGACACCATCGCCAAGGCGG